AAAAAACCCTGCAAGTCACCAGGAACAGTGTGCAGGGTTTTTCATTGCCAAAAGGCTTGTTTTGTTGTGTCGTTCCTGGCGACTCTTTAGATACTATCGACCAAGGAACTTGTTTTCAATAGTGATTTGCAAATTATTTTGAAAAGTTTTGAAGCTACTTGGTAAGGCCGGTCGCCTGTGGATCCAAAATTAGGTTTGAGCCATTTCCGTATCCCCACCAATTGATGTATTCTCCGGCGGTCATATCGGCGTATTCTTCAAGCGTTCCACCAGAACCTGAAATTGGATAATGCGTGTCTTTATCCATTGTGGTTCCCAGGTCAATTTCTGAACCAGATTCCGCAGCAACAATGGCAGCATCATCCGCTGAATCAGATGGGCTCAACGCTACCCCCATTCCAGACACAACCGTTGCATCACTCATATCAATAGTGTTGACAGCAAGCCACCACTTACCATCGGCAACCTTTCGGTAGACCATTGAACCGGCAGCAAGTGCTTCACCCGCTACTCCGGTAGTTACTGTTTTTTCCGAACTTTTTAGCGTGACGCTTGCGCCAACTGGTACTACTGCGGGCATGATTACATCTCCTCAAATGTGATGGATAATTCTAATTTATCTATATCGAAACTTTGGTAAGGAAAGCCACTAACTGTGCCATTCCACGTAAACTCAGATGGCACGGTAGCCTCAAATGGCCTCGAAAAACTGAACTGAAAAACCGAAGGCGCAAACAAACCACCGCCAATTACACCAATGCTACCAAACGCTTCTCCGTTTGATGTTGACCATCTAGGAGGCAGAGTGTATCGAAACGCTTCAACACCAAAAAAAGAACCGTCAAAAAACGTCTTCGTTCCCCCACCAAGCCACAATTTCATCACTTCACCAATGCCGCTTGCTGGCTCTTGCGTAATCGAATTATATACAGCGGGGTATTCATGGTCGCTGATATTTGGCTTATACGTGTGAGTTCCGTCAATGTGAATCATTGCCTTGCGTCTTAACTTAATGACGCCGTTTACCAGTTCACAAAAACTGCTGTCTGTTGTTTTGAAATAATCCCAATTTCTAGGGTTTGTTAAACTTTCACTGTGTCTCGCATATGCAAACTCTTTATGGCCTGAGCCTTCCGGTTTCTCTGCAATATAGTTGCCCTGCCTGTCGCGGGTCGCCATCACATAGGCATCACCAGCAATGGCGGTTTCGCTCAAGTTGTAAACGTCAACATCATTCGCATCTGAAATTGCATCTGTTGATTTATTGATGCCTTGAATTGTGCATGTTGCTTTTCCAAGTGTAGTACCTGATCGGGCTGGTATGCCTCCGCTGGGTGCCTGAACAACAACTGAACCGTGATTTCCCTGATAAAATCGCTTATTGACACCCGGCTGACTATTGGCTTGATCAAACCTTGCGATGACTTGGCTAAGTTTTTTTGCCGTGAATAAATCAACGGAAACCGGATGTTTACGCATCGTAAGCTACTACTCGAACCTCACACGCAGCAGTGTTTGCTTTCAAATAAATGGTAGATGATCCGTTGTATCTAAAAAACGTAGGAGGGTCGTTTACAACCAATCTCATTGGGTAACTGCCTGTTAGCCCTACCTCTACGTAATTTGTGGTATCCAAATTAAACAACGCAATTAACGGCGCCCCAGATATGTCTCCTAAATCTATAGCTTCCTCAGTTGTGCCAACCGTAACCGTCTTATCCAACATTTTGGCTGATGATTGCGTGACCTGCACCAAACCAGGCGAAAAATTGTTTTCAACATTGCCGTTTCGTAGCGCCATGTCGAACAATACCGATATTTCATTTGCCATTTTTAAGACCTAAAAAATTTGCCGCTATCTACTTTTTTAAGAATTGGAAGAAAATCCTGCTCTCGATAACCTTTGTATTCATTGTAAACAGGTTCAACACCTGCCCCTAATTCATTGCCTTTTCCATCCAGTAATCTCAGATGCGGTTCGCCATTTTCGTTCGTAAACGGGACAGGAGTAGAACCGGTTGGCCAATCAAAATCAGGCGGATCCGTGTCATATCTATCACGAATTGTCAACGTTCCAGTTGTCGAAAATTTGTAAGATCCAATATCAAGCAATCGAATCAAATAGCTGTCTAGTTTTAGCAAAACCTGAATAGTTAATTCTCGATAAACCAATACAACTCCGCCTGAATTGTATTCCTGAACCGGCTGCAACGTGTAGCGAAACCGGCCGCATCTTGGAGGAATCTTTAGCGAGTAAGCACCATCCCTGTATTCAATCCCAAAAATGTTTATCGAATTATTTAAGTCTTTCAGTTCCTCTAAAATCCTATTGGTGGTCAAGACATTTTTTCGGATGTCAATTATCGGGTTTACTTCATTGATGATTGGTGGTGGATCGTATGGCTCAAGTGCAGAATTGACAATGGGAACGCCTCTAGTTATTGGATCGCCAAACGCTCTTGTCTGGCTCGCTGTCGTGGTGTAGGCGTCACCAATTGGCTTTGTAAAATCCTCAAATCCAATGGTTATATGTGCGTCGAAATCTGGCAATTCTTCATCTGCTGAATCTGGAATTGTTGGATCTGTCGGAATTGGATCAGGAGGTGATGACGCCGTAGGCGGCGGCACTGGTTGCGGGTCTTCTCTTTCTGATCCTGGTGGATTTAGTAGCTTGTACTCTATTGCAACCAACCATTTGATCCATTCGTTACCACTCTGTTGTGCATACTGAAAATTTGGCGCAGCAAACATCCACTGGAACGTTGGGTGCTTATCGTGAACCTTTGGGCATTGTGGGTGCGATAATATGTCTTTAATTGTGTCATTGTGGTCATCTGACTCAAAGACATACGTTAATGTTTCACTTTCATAAAGTGTTCCAGTCGTCCCGGCTTGTATTCCTCGATATTCAATAGCCATCAGACAGGCCTCAAAACAAATGAGGTTTGCAACCTTCGTTTTTTTCTCAATTCAAACAGTTGGTCTGACTCTGTTTCATTCATTTTTTTTAACTCATCGACAATTTTTCTGTTCGAGTCGTCACGCCTTAGCTTGTTAATAAAACTAACTGTAGATGCTTGGCCCTGTTGCAACACTGGAGGCAATTTAACAATCGCCCGACTAATGTTTTCAAGCAATCCGACTTGCTTTATTTCTTGCTTTTCCGCTGCTTTCAAAGATTCTTCAACTTTTGGCATTTCTACCTTAGTTTTAGTTTCAACCTTTGCCGCCCCAGGTTGTCCAGTTCCAAATATTGAGTCAGCCACCTTGTTAGCACCCTCTAGCAATAAATTTAGAGGAGTTGCCAAAACAGAAATGGTATCTACAACCTTTGCGGCCGCCCTTGCAAGTAATGCAAACCCTTTGATTCCCAGTTTGAACACTGGACCGAACAGTTCACTTAACTCAGCCTTTAACTTCAAAACAGACTGGCTCATAATGTTCCATTGGTCTGTCAATTCTGCTGCCAGCTTGATTTGCTCATCTGTCAGTGAAATGCCAAGGTTTTTGTATTGCTGCTCCAATTGCTCCATGTTCTCGATCAGTGGCAATATTTGTGATCCACTCCGGCCAAACACTTTCAAAGCAACACCAGCTCGCAAAGATTCATCTTCAATGCTGGCAAGGGCTTTTGCTGCCACTCTGAATCGGTCTGCCTGATCTAATCCAGCCAAGTCCTCAAACGACAATCCCAAGTCCCTGAAATTATCAATTGCTGTCTTTGATCCTCTTTCCAAATCCAAAACATTTCGGTTCAGGCTACGAATGGATGTTTCCAGGTCTGATGCTGATCCGCCGTTTTGCTCAAATGCAAATGTGAGCGATTGAACGTCCTGTGCCGCAACCTGTGTTCTCGCTGCAATCTTGTCTATCGCATCGCCAGCGGGTGCAAATGACTTCACGGCGGCTGTGATCCCTGCAACTGCCGCTGCAAATGCCGCAACAACAGTTCCAGCAACAGCAACAGTTGACGCCCCAAAGGTTTTGACCAACTTTGCAGATTGCTTCAATGGCAAATCAAACTTACTTGTATTTGCTCGCAGCGCTACATCCAAGTTTGCGATAGTTGCCATTTTCAATCCTTTTTCTTTGGCAACACCTTATCCAGTGCCGCAAAGATTTCATCCTCTGTTTGCTGAAACTCAACAGGTTTCAAAATCGAATAATCTTCAAACCTGCCGCCCATGTACTGGTGAGCAATCTTGGCTATCTGGTGCAAAATCGCATCCAGTCCAACAGGCTCCGCATTTGCATAGACTTTCAACCTTGTAAGTTCTAACGCTGATTTCGATGCCAACCACTGTTCGCGGGTCTGTCCGTTTTCGTACGCTCGGCGGATTTCCCAACGGTAATTCGCATCAGTTAAGACTTTTTTTCCAAGTCCTCCACATCCTGTGAACTCCAACCGTTTATCTCCATTGCCTTAGCAAATAATGGCGACAAACGCTGGCTTTGCAATTTCGAAATCTTTCTGGCCGCATCCTTGAATGCTTGGTCTGCTGCGTTTTTGTTTCCACTGTCAAACTCTGGCTTTCCGTTCTCATCACAGATGCAATAAGCAACCATGAATCCACGAATACCAACAATCGAATCTGATCCTTTGAAGTTTTGCCACTGCTGCTCAAACCGGTCCTGCTCAAGACCATTCAAATAGCGAATGTAAAACGTTTTCCCCTCTACTTGGACTGGCTCACAGACAAGTGAATCATCCTCCAGTTCAAAAATGCTAGTCAAAATTCCCTCCCATTAGGAAACGGTTTCAGCTCCGGCGTTTACAAACTTGTAAACCTTGATAACGCCCTCTTTTGGCACAATCTGTTCGTGTTCCGTCGAAAAAATCTTTGCCTCAAACTCTCGCTGGTTCAGTGTCGCTTCTGAACCTGTGATTCTCCAAGTGTGCGCCGTGTTCGATCCAACAACAGCATTAATGGCGGTTTGGTCTGCTTGGTCATTATCCTGAAAAACTGCCATTTCCCACTCTGCCGCATTTTCAACCGGCGCAATATCCATTTGCTGGTAAGTGTCGCCCAATACCGTGAAATCGACCAAATCCCACGCTCTACCTGGTGGTTGGCATCGAACCACTTGCCCGAAATCGTCAAACGTTCCGCCATCGTCAACGTCATGCGAAATAACTGTTCCATTGCCGAAAAACTTACTCATCGCCCGTCTACTCCGATTTCCAAAGTTAATGCCGAAACATGCAACGATTCCAGATTACCCGGTTGCCTCGGCTGGTATGTATCATCCTTTGCGGTTATCTCCGCATAGGCTATGTTCTGATCGCCAAATGTGCCGCTCTTGCCATGCAAAGCCGCTTTAACTGCTGTCTGCAAATCCTTCGATGTTTCCAGATTATTGGAGGTGCATTCAACGTCAAAAACATTTTGAGCAAGTCCACCAACGTTGCCAACGTCCAACGGGTCAAATTCATCATCTAACTGAATCCAAACCCATGAACTCGCATCGTCTGATTCAGGCACCTGATTTACAAACACCTCAACGCTAAAAGCTGACACACCTGCGTCTGCCTCCAAAACGGTAATGATGTTTTCGTCTAAATCAGCCACTTTTCACCATGTTCAAAAGGCCTTTTCGCAGTTCTGCCTTGTAAATGTTCAAGGCTTGTGTTTTCTTTCGATTGGCGGCGTTCTTCATGAAATTGCGGGCTTTGATTCGTGTGGTTCCAAACTCAAGGAATGCACCATAGAAACCATCACCACTATTGGCATTTCGTCCTGCGCCACTTGTCACCCGTGAACCAAAAAACCGTCTCGACCTTGGCAACGCTCGAATCTTGATATTCCGCCTGAGGTTTCCAGTTTTCACCGGTGCTGTCCCTCTGGCCTCTTGTAACACTGGTTTCAAAGCGGGTCTGGTCGCCTTGCGGATTACCTTTTTCGCTTCCTTGCTTGCCAAACGCTGTAATTTGCGGTCAACATCGGCAACACCTGTGGATGTCATTTTAATAGAAGGCATTTACTTTGCCTCGCTACAAATCAACGTCCAAAACTTGTTATCTTGTCCCTCGTTCTCAATGCTGTTGATTTCAAACGTTTTCGAACCCCATGAAATCCGCCACGATTCCACTAGGGCCAACGCTGAGTCATACCACAATCTAACTTTCCACTTTGCCTGTGGATATGTCTTGTTTGCCACCGTCAACTCATTGCCTGACATCATTTGGACCGATGCGTTTTTCGTCGCCTCATTTGTCCAATCGCCAAGCGGCTGATTTCGGCTATCTTTTGCTGTCGGGGCTGATTGAAACACAATTTCCTGTTTAAATGCGTTAACAGCCATAGTTGACAAACTCCTCCCCAATCTTGATTCGATCAACTAGAGCATTGTAGGTGGCCATTACACGCTCAAATTCTTTTTCCGTAGTTTCAGCAAACGTTGCCTCAACCATGAACTTGATTGCGTCCCGAACCTCCTCCCGAACACTTGAGGCCGATTCACCACATACATATTCTATTTCGACTTCATCTTGACGACTTCTATGCTCTGGCCAATCCTTGTCAAACCCGAGTTGCAAAAATGCCGGCTCACCTTGCCGTAAAGCATAGTCGTCGCTTGACCAGGTTTGCTGAACACCTGCAAAGTCGATGTATTTTACATGCGTAATAGACGCCGCTGGTGTTCCTGGCAAATAAATACGAGTTTCACCAATAGGAAAACGGGATAGGCGAAGCGTTCGTGTTTGAGTCACAAACGCCCGCCCGGTATCCGTTTCCATCTGTTGACGAATCGTACGAATTCGGGATTCCAAAACCGTTTTGTGATTGTTGTTATCCAATCTCAAATGGGCTTTAACAGCCTCATAAGTGACCGGCTCAACCACTGGTTCGGTTTTTACTTCCCATTCGTATTTCATTTACACTCGGCAAACGCCGCCATCAGCATAATCAGTATCAGCAAGCAACGGCCCTTGGCCACGGGTCAAAATTGCAGTTCCTGCAATGAAACCACCGGCTGTACCGTTCCCAAACGTTGCGACAACCTTGACGAATCTGTCAACGCCTTGCAGGTCAATTTGAAAAACACAAACCTGATTATCATCGGTTGCACTTGGCAAAGCCAGCGTACCACCAGTCGTGTTAGTGCCACCGTCAAAATCAGCACCAGACAAATCGGAAAAACTGCCGCCTGATGCCGATGCGGTTTGCACCTTTAGTGCTGTCAACGCAATGTCAGTAGCACCCAGGTTCAACACGATCGTCAGATAATCGTATCCGCTGGCATCAATTTCAGATGCCGTGGCTGATGAATCATCAATGATTGCCGCAGGAGGAATAGCCTGGACATATTTTGCATGTTGCAATTCGTTCATTTTTCGCTCCTTTTAAGCAATGTCAGTTTTGAGTGCGACAACTGCGCCAGCGTTTGTTGCATCGCC